GAAGGAATGGGTGATTCAAAATTTGGTCATAGGTTGGAAGACCATGTCTGAAACCAGGTCTCAGACGTCCAGACTTAATATATGGATTCGTTGAACCAAGATATTTGTCTGGAAACACGTCCTTTATGAATTGCTTAACCTTTGTTAAATTTGAATAATTATAAATGATGTTGAGAATGTATTGAACATCGTACATGTAATGCGACCCTGTGTAAATACCGTCATTTTTGTATTCGTCACTTGTGACATCAGGGTTTCTAATACCTTCAATCGTTGAAAGACCAAAATCAATCATGATTGGTTTGTTGCCTTCCAATACAAGGATATTGTTCCAGTGAAGATCGTGATGTCTGAACTTTGGATACTTCTCGTGGATTCTCTTCAAGTTCTTAACGAGTTGTGAAATTAGGGAGCGGTAAGCTTCTGGTGACTGTGGTTTTTTCATCCATTGTTGGAGAGTTTCACCTTTGACATATTCAAAATAAAGAACATCAACAGTACCACAATTCTTAAAGTGATACATACGAGGTACGCCCATACCCTTCAACTTTTCCGCGATGCGATATTCCATCTTAGCAGTGGATTCATCAGTAACTTTCATAGCAATTTTTGTGTTACATTTATCTTCGAGGCAACCATAAAATACAGCACCGTGAGCCCCTTCACCAAGTTTTCGGAGGTTCTTACCCTTTTCTATACGAAGACCCACATTTGAAAAGAGTTCATTTGAATCACAAGCCTTCTTTCCTCTCAAAAATTTCTTAACTTCTTCGCCGACCGCGTTCTTCTGAGCATTGGTCTTGGCATTGTTGGCAATATGGACAAGGTCCGAAAGCTTCACCATACTTATTACAAACTAAGAAAAGTTTCTACTGTACCACTCCGAAAATGAATCCGTTACTTCACCATATTGATCCAATATTTCATAGTGAATATAACCCTTTTCAATGTGACCTTCAAGTAAGTCTAAAATTTCTATGTTTTCCGTGGCAATGGCGGATATCATAGTTGCATGAGCGTAAAGACTCATTACAGATTCATACTTTTCGGGTTTAAATGCGGTTTTGCAAGTGTTCATAAAGATTTTGAACATTTCTGTGGCAATTTCATGATCTTGGTGTGCCGCCATCCAATAGGTAATGTAGTTTTCCCATTCAATACTGGACTGTTCCAACATATCATTCACATCTTGGATAATTTCGTGTTCATTAGCTCTGAGAGCCTCAAGATCACCGCGTTGAATAGCTTTGGAAATGTTCATTCTGTTTAGTTTGTTGATAAATTTGAGGAGACTGAAATCACTTAGGGGGTCGAGGTACATAAAACGCACGAGTGAGAGCATCCTGCTGTTGCATTACAAATTTTTTTATTCCTCGTCCTCGTCATCGATGACTGGACCCAATAGCCAATGTGGCACACGGCTTCGTTCTATGCGGAAGTAGTGAGTGCCGTCGCTGGCAACAGACACACCCCGGCAGACGCAATCGGTGTACATCTCAGCCCAACGATTGACGGCTTCTTTGTGGATTATGATCGTTGGTATGGTGCCACCGTTCCAGTTTAACGCCTCGAGGACGGTTCGGTTTCTCCCAACAGGTCCAAACTGGGACAGTGGTTTGGGATTCTTGCGAAGTCGGCGCTTCTTGCCAGTGCCGCAATACTCCTGCTCTTCAAATTCATAAAACAAGGTGTCTTCGATTCCCTGATCTTCGTACTTCTCGGTGTCACTTATGAAGGCGACCAAGTGTGGGACGCCGTTGAAGAGCTTGACATTGATTCCATGGGTACCTCCACCGAGGGTGTAGCGCTGGCGAATCGCGGTGTATTCAGTCGTATTAACAACCGGCAAAGAGAGCTCCATATCACTTTCAATAGATATTCGTGTATAACTTTTGTGATTCCATGTCTAACTTAGGGGATAAAGTTACACATGAAAGCAGTGGTTTATTTCATTACAATTATTTTTTGATTTATTCTTCATCTACTTCAACATCTTCATCATCAATTTCGATGTCTTCATCAACTTCACCAGCATCTGGGAGATCAACACCTTGGAAGGCGAAGGATGGAAGCTTGGTGGATTGCTCAAGGAGAGTTTGTTGGAGACGAATAGTCACACCAAACTTGTTGTCAATGAACCAGATGGAGCTGACATCAACGATAGCCATGACCTTTTGACCCTTTTCAACGCTGTCAAGTGGGACAGCTTCCTTTTGCATGTTGTAAGCTTCTGGAACAAAGGAACCATCTGGCTTGGTAGCAATCTTGAGCTTCAAAGTAGATGGGTATGGCTCCTTACCTGGGCGAACCATTGGCTTGTAGAGAGCTTCGCGGAGAACCGCGACATTGAACTCCTTGCCAAGCCATTCCTTAGAGTTCTCAGCAACAGTATTGACAATGATTTCATCAAGTTCCTTCAACTTGTCATGGAGTTCCATCGCTTCAGCGTTGTCAGTATCAAAGCTGAGGTCAAGAGAATAAGTAGTGCGTCCAGTGCCTTCATCAGTAAATGCGCTAAGACCATAGGGAGAGCGCATGAAGGGGAGTTGGAGGTAGAGTTTCTTGTTGTCGCCACCGTTGAGATAGACGGTCTTACCGCCATTCTTGTTCTTACGAAGTTTTGAAAAGCCAACCGAAGCTGGGGAGAAATCAGAGGATCGTTGGATAGCAAGTGACATTGTGTTGTGGGTATTATATATCTACTAGGAGGCTAGACTTTAAGTCAATTTTTTTGTGTGACTAAAGTAAAAGATAATCATGGGACTTTTTAAAGATTGTGGTTGTGGGTGCAATGGTCAGAAGCAACAGGAGAAGTTCATCACTTCCTTGATCTCTGGTCTCACCTTCTTCATCATTGCGAATCCAGAAACTTTCCGTCTTGTCAGACGAGTTCTCGGTCCAGGTATTGCGACACCAACTGGTTGCCCATCAACCGTTGGTCTCCTTGTGCATTCCATTGTGTTCATTCTTGTTGTGTGGGGTATGATGAATGTTCAAAAGGATATGCCAGAGTTGCCCGCAATTAAAGAAAAGACAAAGAAGGAAGAAGAAAAGATTGTTCCTCCTATGAGACAGGTTGATGTTGTTATGAAACCGGGTATGGTGGATCCAGCTTTTGTGAATACTGGTCTTGAACTTGGTTCTCTCGATGTTAATAACGAAGGTGCCGTATTTTAAATTAACACAAACGAACGATCCGTAGTTTGTTCAATTTTTGAATAATTAATATTTTTCAACTTATTTTGAATATTTAATACATGTTTATTGGTAATTATCATACACTTCTCAATAATCATGTCACCTTTGTGTTCGACAATCAGTGGTCCGGGTCTGCCAACAACTGATTGTAGAATTGTGTGCATCTAAGATATTTTGGGGGTCTAGTCTTTATGCACACTTATTATAAAGACTCTTTTTATTTGTACATCCAGAAATGTGTGCCTTGTCATTTGAATTACCTGTAAATCCGCTATTAAAATTGCTGTAGAAGAAGCATGTGTTGGGAGCACTCTCATGATTCGCTGTGCGGTATCCCCAACTTAATGCACCAATTTCTTCAGCCTTTTTAACACAATCATTTGGATCTTTAGTCCAAAATTCGGCGTTTGGTGTTACATTTGTTGATCCTCCAGGATAACCTTGTACAGAAGGCCATGGTGTACAACCAGTCTGTGGATCACCACCGTATGTACACCCACTCATATGTACACTGTCACTATCATCACCTGAAAATATATCTGACCACGCTTTAATATCACATGAGTTTGGCATACTAGGGTGTGTTGAATTTCTATGAATCCAATATGGTGAGCCAGATTGTTTAGCTATTGCGATACAACCTTCCGGGGATGGTACGTTATCTACATTTTTTATAAAAGTGGTGTTACGGGACCAACCCTTAACCGTGCCAGGTGTTACAATTGTTAGAGGCTTAGGGTTATTATTTTTTATGAATTGTTTTGAAGTTTGAGAATATGATGAAGCTAATCCACTTTCCTTTTTAAGTTCACACGAACCCTTTTTGAATGAAATACCCATACATTCTTCAGTATCTTTACATTTATCTATGCATGTAGTAAAATTTGAAGTTGTATCACTTGATATTACTCCACCAGTCCTATCACCCAACTTTTCTACCGAATAACCAACGGGAGACTTTACATAAATAGAACTCTTAGGCTTATAACTAATATCCGAAGTTTCAGTATTTATACAACACTTTTTGTCTTCTGAAAAACCAAAGGATACACAGTTGTCATTGTAATCACACATTGTTTTACATGCTTCTATGGTGGAATCTTCCAAACAATTTTCTTCGTCTGTTTTAACTGAAAAATTATTCAACAATGTGTAACCTCCCAAAGAAGCGGGGATAACCGAGGCTGGAGGTGGCGCCTGAACTGGAGGTGGCGCCTGAACTGGGGGTGGCGCTTGAACTGGAGGTGGCGCCTGTGTTGATTCTTCGACTGGTTCTTCGACTGGTTCTTCGACTGGTTCTTCGACTGGTTCTTCGACTGGTTCCTTGACTGGCTTAGTCACTGGTTGAGCCGGCTTTTCTTCTCCACCCGATAAAGACAAAGCCGCCGCTGCTGATGAACTGACACATACAACGACAAGACCTACTAAAGCTGCAGACATCTTATACTAAATCAAGATTAAAAATCCTCATCGAAACCAATCTCACCCGAGTCGTCATCCAATTTTCCATAGTCACCGACGCGCTTCTCGAAGAAATTGGTCTTTCCATCGAGAGAAATATTTTCCATAAAGTCAAATGGATTCTTAGAGTTCCAGATTGGAGCCACACCAATTTGTTTCAACAACCTGTCAGACACATACTCGATGTATTCAGACATCTTCTCTGAATTCATACCAATGAGGTTGCATGGAAGTGCGTCCAAGATGAAACCCTTTTCAATCTCAACAGCTTCCTTCACAATAGAATGAATAGTTTGGGTTGATGGCTTGTTTCTCAACAACTTGAACAACTCCACCGCAAACTCTTGGTGGAGACCCTCGTCGCGAGAAATGAGTTCATTAGAGAAGCAAAGACCTGGCATGAGACCTCGCTTTTTCAACCAAAAAATAGCGCAGAATGATCCGCTAAAGAATATACCCTCCACACACGCAAACGCAAATAGGCGCTCAGCGAAGGAACGAGACTTCGCATCAAACCATTTCATAGCCCACTTGGCTTTCTTCTCGATACAAGGTACAGTTTGGATCGCGTCAAATAATTGCTTCTTTTCAGCCCCATCCTTGATGTACTTATCAATCAATTTTGAATATGTTTCGCCGTGGACCATTTCATTATGGCATTGATACGCATAGAAAG